GCTATTGCTATCGGCAACTTTGTTGTACAGAAACTTGCGCCTGATGAGAACCTTATTAGGCACATGATTCTTAATTCACTCCGTATGTATAAAAATAAATTTAAAGATTACGGTGAAATGGTTATTGCATCAGATGCTGGTGGTAACTGGCGTAAAGATGTGTTTCCTGAATATAAGGCAGCACGTAAAAAGAACCGTGAGGACTCCACAATTGATTGGACAGAGGTTTTCCGTATCATACATATGGTGCGTGAGGAAATCGAAGAAAACTTTCACTGGCGTGTTATTCACCAATGGGGTTGTGAAGCAGACGATGTTATTGCTACACTGTGCCAAGAAACTCAAGAGTTTGGTAAGTATGAACCTGTAATGATTGTGTCAGGTGACCATGACTTTAAACAACTACAAGTCTATGATAATGTGAAACAGTTTTCACCTGTGACTAAAAAGTTTGTGAAAGCAGAACCTTCTGGTGAAGGTTATCGTATGGAACATATCCTTAAAGGTTGTCCTGGTGATGGAGTACCTAATGTGCTATCCGATGATGACACATTCATTGATGAAACCAAAAGGCAGACACCTCTTTCCAAGAAAAAGCGTGAAGCCTTACTAGAAGACCCTAGAGCCCTTGGTGAAACAATATATCGGAACTACCTACGTAACGAGAAATTAGTTTCACTTACCGATAAAAAACACGATTTACCCGAATCCACAAGATCTGAAATTATAAATACTTTTGATTCACAGAATAACCGTTGGGATAACAAGGGTAAAATCTTTCCCTATCTTATCCGAAAACGGTGTAAATTATTGATTCAAAGTGTTGAGGAATTTTTTTAATGAAATACATATATGAAATTATTGAAGCTGTTGGAAAGGCTAAAACAAAAGCCGAAAGAAAAGATATTTTACTGAAACATAAAGACGAATGGGCATTGAAGGATTTACTGAAAGGTACATTCTCAAGTCAAATCGAGTTTCTCTTACCCACAGGCGAGGTACCATACACAGCATGTGAAGAACACAATGCTCCATCAGATTGGAAGCGCCAGCATAAACAATTAAAATATGTTGTGAAAGGTGGTCCAGGTGGTGCTATGCCAGCACATAAAAGAGAAAAAATATTCTTAGGGATTTTGGAATCTATCCACCCTGAGGATGCTAAGTTGGTTGTAAAAATGATTAATAAAGAACAGCCAGCTAAAGGTATCACATCTAGTCTAGTAAAGGAGGTATTTCCAAGTCTTATATGAACTTAAACTCAGGTAAAAAGGATAATACTTTTAATTTTGGGGCGTGTCACTTTTGTGGCCCGTCCTTTTTTCATTTCTATTAACCATTAAGGATAAAAAATATATGCTATCAATCCAAATAGATCGTTTGAAAAAAGACTCAAAAAAATTAGGTTATTATGCAGAGAGATACAAGAAACAAGGAAGAACAGACCGTATGTATAAAATTCTAAAAAAACAAAAATTCTTAGACGATCAGATATTTGAGATGCAAGAACACAAAACAGCAAGTTAGGGAGTAACAGTAATTTCTTTAATACGGTGGGGCTGATCTAGGACCCATATAATTACATCGTGGACATAATCAAGACTCATCTTTGGAACATCCTTATGTGCAGATCTCTCTGTATCGAAATAGCCAAAGTTGATAATGGTTGTGTTCACGTTTTGCCAGAATAGAGCATCATTGGCATCTCTCAATTGTTTCTTTTCTAGACCATATCGGAAGTTGTCTTTATACCCCTTAGTCCAATCAGATCCAGCAGATCCAATGTTAATGATTCTCTTACCTTGTTCTGCAGCCTGATATAGACGATGTACTTGTAGATACCCATCATGTTTATTGTTAATAAATACTTCACAATCATCTAAAGTAGCAACGCACTCATTAGGGTACCGATTAATCCAATACTTTCCAAGACCTCTTCTTGTACCATTAATAAAGTATTCCATATATCCCTATCCTCAAACCTATACTCTTTATTATACCACACTTTTCTGGTTTTGTAAACCCCTAAAATGTATGTATCATAAATGTTACACTTACGCCTTTTTTAGAAAAAAGTTTTAAAAAGTGCATTTTAGGGGTTTACATACATCTCTGTTTGTGGTATATTCTATATATCAAATGAGGAGAATATCATGTTTAGAATCCCAGCACGCAACCTAATGTCCGAAATGACTTTTGAAGAAGCTAAAGGTATCATCGAAATAGACGGCGATTTGCTTAAAGGCATGGAGCATGTTAGTGAGCATTGGGATCGTTATGCATCTGGTAATGCTGATGATATGTACGCAGATGACGATGAGTTCTATGACACTTGGATCTATGAGGTTAACGCCTTCAACGTTGTATTCAACAAAATGCAACCCTTGTTTGCAGGTAAATAAAATGATAATCGAAGGTTATCATATCAGTTATAAACAGCAGGCTCTTATTAAAGAGGCTGCTGCTATTGCTTTGGATTCTCTTGTTTCAAAGCGCATGGCAAATTCTCTTGATATTACTATAGAGATAACAAAGGATCTATATAAGAAAACTGGCAATCTTGGAAACTGTGGTCTTGAAGATGATGCAGCATCTCCTAAATTTTTTACCATCGAGTTAAATTACTCTGGTAAAAAATCATTCAATGTTCTTATCAGCACACTATGTCACGAACTTGTTCATGTTGCTCAATATGCTCAACGTCGGATGAGGTGCCTTTCTGGTTCTTATGCTGTAGCATGGGGAAAGGAACACTACAACACTCAAGAAATCGAATATGATGATCGCCCTTGGGAAATCGAGGCACATGCCTTAGAAAAGGAAATATATGGCAAACTCAAAAAGAACTTCAAAATCAAAAAATACATCGAAGAAAACTCCTGCTCAAAATTCGAAAAAAGCGTTGGGTTTTGATCTTGATTTAAAAAAGATTGATGAGGTTATTATAGGAGATCCTAAAAACCCAGGCGTCTGGTTACGTTTAATGGAATCACCTTCTGGCAAAAGATATATACAATCATATAGCGATTTAACCAAAAATTGGGTTATAACTAGTAGACATAATATAGAAGAAAATTGGCAAAGTTGGAAGGAAACCCATGCCCGAATATACACTAAAAAACAGCGAAGGAGTCCAGTGGAAAGTAAATTGCAAGTGGACAGACCTGCAAAAAATCCTAGAAGATCCAAACGTAAAACAGGTTCTAGCAACACCTAAAATCATTTCAGGTAGAAGTGGTGGTATGAAAGTGCCCGATGGATTTACTGATCTAAAAAAGCAGATTAAAAAGCACTCTGGTAGAGGTAATACAATTAAAGTATGAAAATTTCTGATATGTATGAATTTGAGGCTCTCACTGATAACCAGAAGAGAGCTCGAGATGCTTGGGACGAAGGTTCAAACCTAGTATTGAGTGGCTCTGCTGGTACTGGTAAAACCTACCTTGGTATGTATTTTGCCTTAGAAGCACTCTTTTCTAAAAACAATTATATTGATAAAGTAATTATAGTTCGGTCCATTGTACCAACTCGTGAAATAGGTTATCTCCCTGGTACAAAGGAAGAAAAGGAATCACCTTATACATTACCATATGCAGATATATGTAATGAAATTATAGACACTCGTGATGTATACTCTAAATTAGTTCTACAAGGGAAAGCAGAATTTCTAAGCACATCATTTATTCGTGGTACTACATTTGATAATTGTGTTGTATTAATTGATGAGATGCAAAACTTAAATTTTCATGAACTAGATTCCGTAATCACACGTGTTGGTGAAAACTGTAAATTGATATTCTGCGGAGACTACTACCAATCAGATTTTGAAAAAGATAGAGATAAAAATGGTTTGATACAGTTTCTTAACATCCTAGATCAGACAACATACTTTGAAACAATAGAATTTACTTGGAAAGACATTGTACGATCTGACCTTGTTCGTGAATATATTATGACAAAAGAAATGTTAAAATAGGGTTTACATATACCTTAAAATGTGTTATAATTAATCATAAATTCAAAAAGATGCGAGAAGGCGCAACTAATAAAATGGCAAAATATACTCGATATGATCCACGCAATAAAAATAAAGGTAAGCAGAAAGAAAGAACTTTAGGTAAAGATGTGAAAATTAAAGATCCTATTAATAGGCAAAGGTTTAGAGTTAAATCTACGAAAGCAGAAAATATTGCTTTACAGCAGAAAGAAGAAAATGATGCAGTATAAATACAGTGATAATTTAATTTTAACCGACTGTGACGGTGTTCTCATGAACTGGGAATATGCCTTTATTACATGGATGACTCGTAAAGGGTTTGAACAGATAAATAAAACTGATTATGATGTTGCTTTACGATTTGGTATGGAAAAAGAAGAAAGTCGGAAGTATGTTCGTATGTTTAACGAATCTGCTGCTATCGGTTTCCTACCACCTTTACGTGATGCTATTCATTATATTGATCTGTTACATCGCAAATATGGTTATGTGTTTCACATGATTACTTCTTTGAGTAATGACCCTCAAGCACAAGAATTGAGGATTGCTAATACTAGAAAGCTTTTTGGTGAAACTGCATTTGAAAAATTTGTGTTCCTTGATACAGGTGAAGATAAACATGAAGCACTTAAACCATATCGTAACAGTGGATTACCTTGGATTGAGGATAAAGTAGAAAATGCTTGGTTGGGTGTAGAAATGGGTCTTGACTCAATGTTGGTTGAACATGGTCACAATATGAGTGAAAACCTACCGACAATGAAAAATTGGAAAGAAATCTTTTATCACCTAACAGGAGAATAGTTTTGGAAAATGTTTTTATTGCTCTCAATGCACGAAGCAAATGGGAAGATATTACTCGTGCATTTAAGTTTCCTAATATTACTCGTCATGAAGGCACTATAGATAATCTAAGGTGGTTTTTAACCGAAGGTAAAAATAGTAACGCTCGGCGTAAAAACTGCAAAGAAGCAGTGGAATTAGCCGAGGTGATTTTAGGAACATATTCAAACTATGAAAAGTCCCAATTTAGTAACTTGCGCCAGAATCCGTAATAATTGGAAATGGATTAACACACAAGAAGAAATTACTGCTAGAGCAACAGTAGGTGCTGGAGATATTATGTATCTCTATAATGTTGCCCATTTAAGGTCACACGTATTACAAAAGCCTGTGAAATTAACAGTAAACTGGTTTCACGATGAAAATTATTATTACCATTTTGAGGATCCTGAAACACTACCAGAAAGAGCAGAATATCTTTTAAAATTTTATAATAATGATACTACTAATGTGGAAATTACAAATGTATTTGGTAGTGAAGATTATGCTTTATGGCAAAGAAAATTTATAGGATATAATAAGGATGCTGAGAAAATTGGAGGTCCAAAAAGACCATCCAAGATTAGAGCAAATGATTGGACTTTTAGAGATCTAAATATCCCAGTAGTGAAAGGTAAAATCACTATCTGGCACTCTGCTTTAAATGGAGATTTACCCAGACCATTTAAAAGAACCTTTAATCTGAAAGAGTGGGACGAAGTTAAAAAAGTTATAGAGCTTCAGGGTTATAGTGTTACATTTATTGATTACAGAACTCCAATACGAGAAGTGTTATATCACATTGCTAGTTGTGAGTGTGTTATTAGTTATGAAGGAATGTGGCACTACATAGCAAAAAATTTAATGAAACCTATGATTGTTCTAACCAAGGACTTTATTACTGGATTTCATACTCCTGATGCAGTTAAATATAAAGTGAGAAAAGTTGAACAACATAAAATTAGTTATTTTTATGATATAGGTAATAAAATAATTGAAGCTAAAAATAATGCTAAATTACAAAACAAAAGAGTGAGACTTCTATATGAAGATTGATAGAGCGGTAATAGAAATCAACGGTGGGTGTAACTATACTTGCCAGATGTGCCCACAAACAAATCCAGATGGCACACATGGAGCACGTGGCAAGAACTGGCTTAAGAAAATGTCACTCACAGAGTTCGAAGATAATGTTGCCCAGTGCGCAGAAGCAGGGTTGAATGTAGTAAACCTAGACGGATCTGGCGAAGTGACGCTGAACCGCAATCTCCCAGAATACATCAAGATCGTAAAGAAATATGGTGCCAAGGCATTCATGTTCTCAAACGGTATGCGTATGTTTGATGGGTTTATGAACGAGACTGTTGATGCTGGTTGTGATTTCTTTCGGTTCTCTATTATAGGATATAATGCTGAACTCTATGCTAAGTGGATGAACAGCCCATACTTCAGCAAGGTAATCAAAAACCTACATGAGATGCAAGAGTATGTTACCAAGACAGGATCTGATTGTGTCGTTGCTACCTATCACCTTGTTCTTGATAACGACAACATCGACTATGAAGTTGAGCAATATAAAAAGATTGTAGAAGGTGCTGGAGTCAGTACAGAGATTTGGAAAATGCATAACTGGTCTGGTGTGTATGAACCAGAATATGCAAGAGAAGGTAAACTTAAGACTTGTGGCAGACCGTTCTCACCTGATGTAGTAATCCGAGCAGGTGGTCTAGATGGTAACAAAGGTGCAGTGCATCCTTGCTGCCAAGTCCTCGGACGTGATGATGAAGCCGTTCTAGGTCATATGAGCACAAACACACTTGAAGAAATTTGGTATGGAGAACCATACAACCAACTGAGAAAGCAGCATGAGATGGGAGACTTTCCAGACTTTTGTAAAGGTTGTGACTTCTTGATTGATGATCCAGAGGTTCTTGTATATACAAATCACGATAGAAAAAACTATAAGATGCACGGTACGGAATTTGACCTCAATGACTATCGCTAAAACATTACCGATTTACCAGATTGTAATACCAAACAATCCTATATCAGAGTATTATGCAGAGAAATCTGTAGAGAGCTTTAACAAGTTTGGATATACTAATATAATTAGAGTTAATGCCACTACACCTGATAATATGCCTTCATATTTAAATTTTACTAAAGAACGGATTTATAGTAAAACCAAAAAGCGCCTATGGTTACCAGAAGAAAAGGCTATATGGTATTCTCATTATAGATGTTGGCATAAAGCGAGAGACGGTAACAAAGCACCATACCTAGGTCCATCACTAATCATTGAACATGATTGTATGTTAACAAAAGAATTGCCAGAACACATTACGAAGAAACGTTTGTGGTCATTTGGTATGACTAAAGATAAAAGAAATTTAGCCGCTTTGGGGTACTATATAAAACCATCAATGGCAAAAACTTTATTGTTTATAAATCAAATTACAATGCCTGTTGATGGGTATTTACATTCTAAGCAAGAATGGTATCCTAGAGGTACATTTAAAAGAGAATATATAGATACAAATATATGTGCAGAGCACTATATTAATCCTGATATAGGCACAACAAAACCCACAATAGGTATACCATGAAACAATTGATCTATCAAGTCTACACTGGCAAACCATCTAAATTATATGATTGGTGTACAGAGAGCGTAGAAGCATACGCAAAGAAAATAGGTGCAGAATATATTTGCCAGAGGCACCCTATCCTCAAAATCAAACCTGATGTTTTCCAAACTAATAGGAGCAAAGAAAGTTATGAAAAGTATGGTGGATTCCTTCCGATATATGAAAAAGAGAATGCGTTTGGATACTTCGACAGATTCGATCAAGTGGCAATTGTGGATGCTGATGTATATATCAGGAGCACTGCTACATCTATCTTTGATGATCTTCCTCTTCATTATGACTTTGGAGCTGTAGTAGAAAGAGACATGCCCTTGACAAAAGCATACGTAAACAAGATTATAAACTATAGCCGTATGCAGTATAAACCACTACCTAAGATTGATTGGAAATGGAATGAACGTGGTGGTGAATTTATGAACATGGGTATTATGGTAATGAATAAAAGCTTTGCCAAATACCTCAAAGGACAAAGTCCTAAAGAGTTTTTACAACGCAACGAGTTTCAGGGTTTTATTAATGGTGATGGTGCTTGGAAATGGTCTACAGATCAGACACTATTGAACTGGTGGATTCGTAAAGAGAAGATGAATATTAAAAATATGGATTGGAAATGGAACGGGCTGTTCTCTGCTAATAATAAAATATCTGAGTGCAATTTTGTACATTTCTTCCTCAAAGATAAATTGCCTAACCGAGGCGAGAATGTAAAAGAACTAATGGAGCAAATATGAAAAAATTTATAGTAGACAGCTGGGCAAGTATCATGGTTATGGAAAAATCTCCTCTTAGGAATATTCCAAATCTAATGGTACGACATATGGCATTTCAAATCCTTGCTTGGATGTGGTGCATTATCTTTAGTATGATTGTAGGAAGCTATCTTGTATTCGGTATCAGTGCTATTGCACATACACTTCTTCTTGCTGGTATCTTTATTACTTACAGTACATATCGTACAGCGAATAGTTGGGGGCATGAACAAGGGACTTTTCAATACCGAGGCGATGAATGATTGGACTGCCAAAAGTTTTTATCCACATTCCTAAGAATGGTGGTATGACTCTGAGGAGGAATCCAGCACTTAGGGGTAAGATGATTACCGCAGGTCCAGATGTGCACAAGTCTCCTGAGTACACAAAGAACGTCAAAGAAGTGATGGACAAGCATAGAGACCATCATGGCTTTGAACACGCACGGTGGAGAGACTGTAACCGAAGTCTCTTAGAGGCTCATGGATCTTTCTGCATTGTTCGGAACCCTTGGGATCGTGTGGTATCTCGATATATGTTTATCAAAAAAGTTATTGAGGTAGAGCAGAAAGAACCAGCAAGTTATGCTGATATTAGTTCCTTTGAGGCATTTCTTGAAGAGAGACATAAGTGGGGCGACGTCAAGTTTATGTGGCACCGAGCCACACGTGGTTGGTATCCAGCACTTGATCATATGACTGATTTAAAAGGTAATATTAAACCAGACGTTTTATCCTTCGAGCACTATGATGAAGACATCCCTAAATACCTTGGATTAAAAGAGGCACCACGTCCACGTAATGTAACTGGTTTGCTTGAAGGTGTATATACAGATGTATATACCCCCGAGACACGAAACATTGTAGGGGATTGGTATAAGGCCGATATAGATACTTTTGGTTATGACTTCGGTAGTGGTCCAACAAAAAATATTTGGAGATTGAAATGAGTGATTTATTGAAATTATTTGATAAACATAATACTGATAAAGGTAGTCGTAAACACTTTTATCAAGAAGTGTATGAACCACACTTCGAAAAAGTAAGAAATAAAGACATTAATATTTTAGAAATTGGTGTATGGAAAGGTGAAAGCACTGCTGCTCTACACGAATATTTTCCGAATGCCACAGTCTATGGTATTGATATTTTTGTCCGTACTAACCCTGAGGAAATATCTATTTTAAAAGAAGATCGTGTTAAGTGGATTAAAGGTGATACTATGGATCCTTTAATTAAAGACCAATGTAGAGAAGCTTGGCCAAACGTAAGATTTGATATTATCATTGATGATGGAGCCCACTGGCCAGAGGCAAATCGTCTTACGTTTAAACATCTAGCACCTCTGCTAAAGAAAAAAGGTAAGTATTTTGTAGAAGATGTTTGGCCATTTGACATTATGGATTTTCAAGACATGAATCACCCTTGGGTCAAGAAAAAACCAGATCGTTATAATATGCCAGATTATATGAGGTTTAAAAATGAAATTGATTTTGGATATAAATCACAATTGTATGATGTGAGACAGAAGCGACAAGTTAGAAAAGGTGAGACTGGTAAACCTGAATGGATTCCTGATAGTACAATCATGATGATTGAAAATGACGATACCACTTCCACTTAATAAACCAGACAACACATTTGAAAAGGTAGTAGAAAGAGTAAAATATAGAATGGATGCTTATATTATATCACTCACCAACAATCATGAATCGACTGTTGCCACTAGACGTTGTATGTTATCAATTAAAGATACCAAGTCTAATTTAAATGCTTTTATATATGACGCTGTCACTCCTAGAAATCTACATGCAAACATGGATAAAGTGTTTAGGAAATCATCTATCCTACCTCCAATTTCGTACACATATCCTATTGAAGGTAATAGGTTTGATATGAAATCAGGAATGGTATTGTCTGCATATCCTACAAAAGACATCAATAAAAGAATATCTTGTTTTATGAGCCATTACAACTTGTGGCTCAAATGTATTAAAGATGATAAACCTATTATGATCTTAGAACATGATGCATTTTTTACTCGTAGCTTTGATTATAGTATTATTGAGGATAGATTTAAAGGTGATATTCTAGCACTTAATTCTCCTATGGGAGCAACAAGACGAGCTAAATTATATGACAGTAAAATTAAAGAAATGTATAAATCAAAAGCTAAACCACCTAAAGATGGTATTAATATCACACTGGTTCCATGGATAGATGATAAAACTATTCCACAGGGTTTACCAGGTAATTCTGCATATATAATTAAACCAGCAGGGGCTAAGAAACTTGTTGAATTAACAAATGAACATGGTATTTGGCCCAACGATGCACTGATGTGTAAGCAACTAATGCCAGGAAAACTACAACAAGTTTTTCCTTGGTACACAAAGGTCCAGAAAATTGATTCGCATACATCCAAATAAATCTATTCTGATACATATACCTAGAACAGGCGGTACAAGTCTTAAGGATTCACATAAGATACAACCTATAGATGTGAGAATGTTAGAAAAACAATTCCACACGCCTGATCATAATTCAAGAGGTATCCACCATGTACCAGCAAGTTATTTACTCCGTGAATACAGAAGTCATCCTAAAATTGTTATAGTAAGAAATCCTTGGTCGAGATTGGTTTCTTTATATCACTATGCAGATCATATAAGAGAACATGGTGTTGGTGAATATTATCAAAGAGAAAAAATATCATTCAGTGAGTTTATTGATAGAACAGAAACCTTTATGCAAACATCTACGTTTTATCAAAACCACCCGTATGATCATTTTGGTTCACAGACAGACTGGATATCTACTGCAAAAGAATTAACGTTTTTAAGGTTTGAACATTTAAGAGAAGATGCCGAGAAAGCTCTAGGACATTCCGTAGGTTCTTGGGTTAATAAAGGTGTTTACAATGATAGCTATATGTGTTATTATAATAAGGAACAGATAGAAAAAGTTAGAGATTGGTATCGTCTTGATATTGAGAGATTTGGTTGGGACTTTGATACCACTGCAAGGAATATAAGATGAGAAAAGCATACGTCATTACTATTCTCGATAATGAGAGATCCGTACAGGTGGCTGAACGGTGTATCAAGTCTGGCAAAAAGCATGGTCTTGATATTGAAATGTGGCAAGCATATACACCAAACGATGATCTGATAAATCGTTTTGCTTCCCTTGGTATCAACCCACGAGCATTTGATGAGGTGTACTCTCGTACAGAAAACTGTATGGCGGCATTTTTGTCACACTATTCTTTGTGGGCGAAGGCTGTGAGGGATAAGATAGATGTACTGGTCTTTG